AATAAGTTACCTGACTGGTCAAATGAACCTAGCCAACTATTTATTATTATAACCGTAACAAATTTTAACTCAACATTTACAATCAATCTTGAACGTCTTAAAGCGTTCAAGGATTTACTTGCAAAAGAGAAGTCCAAAATAACTGGACAGATCGGTGTAAAATCCGGTCTTGGGCTAGTCAACTTACTTTTAAAATTAAGAAGACTAGTCTATGCAAAGGCACCTACCAAAGCGGCAGTACGACAATTTAAGGGAGTTCTTAGAACTCTATATTTAATTGTAAAAAATCAATCTGTTAAAGGATTGATTCTTTACCTTAAAACCTGTTCAATCATGTTGCAACAATATGTTGCAAGGCATGAAAATCGTCCTACTACTCGAGAAATTAGTAAGGTAGCGGTTTCATGTACACGTGCAGGCTTACCGCGGATCATTCCTCGAGAAGCTAGAGTTATGATCCGTAAAGGTAATGTGAAAACCATTACCTTATGGCTTTCCATTTTTAACCTCTATCGCTTCCTATTGAGTACTCATGATTTACAAGGAATATATAGATTGATCACCCAAACTTCTGAGTGACGTCCGTCTACCGAAATATTGGAATTTATTCCAATATTTCGAGATCTGTTCTTTAAGGGTACTTCCCCTGAAAAGAAAGGACATATTCCTGAGATAACTCAAAAAGTCTCAGTGGCAGTGAACGAGGTTATGCGGCTTCGTGGTACTTCCTTTTTTGCATTCTTACGTTCTGTTCATACGTGGAGATCTCTCGCGAATTGGGTGGCTTCTAGACCGAAGGCCTTGGAAGCTTTCAAATTTCGCGTTAGAAAACCCATATTAACAAAGCAGGAGTACAAAATTCGGCAGAAAATCTTCCACCAGGAGCAACTCTTGCAATCATTCATTAGAATGGTTGCTTGGATTGATCCTAAATGGTTTATGTTACTTGCTGGTCCTTTAAATAGGGCCACACAAGTTACTATGCCATTTGGTGGTAAGATGGTTCTACCACAAGGGACAGAGATCATCAATAAAGTCTTTTGACTTCGCTATTTCAGAAGACCTAATGTTGATCTTGAGCGTAAAATACCTGCTCCCTTAGGAAGGCTCGTGAAGCTGTTGGAAGCTGCCGGCAAAGTCAGAGTGATAGCTATTGTTGACCCGATAACTCAGGAAATTTTAAGACCCATACACAAATGGTTGTTTGGGCTACTTCGTAAAATTCCTCAGGACGGAACCTTTAATCAAGACGCTCCTTTAATATCATTAATGGCAAAAATTAGGTCCCAGGGAACCCGGGACAAATTTTCTGCTTGTTGTGATATGAAGGCTGCGACTGACTGTTTACCAGTCAGCCTTCAAGTCCTGATTTTAGAATCCGTTATCGGAAAGATGGCTCATACTTGAAAGTCCCTTTTAGTGGATCGTCCATACTATGCGGGTTTAAAACCCATCTATTATGGAACCGGTCAGCCTATGGGGGCTCTTTCCAGTTGGGCCATGTTGGCAGTAACTCATCACTTCATGTGGCAGTTCTCTGCTTGAATGATACACCGGAAATCCCAACGTTCCGGCCCATTCAAATGATATACAGATTATGCTGTACTTGGTGATGATAGTGCATCCCTTCACAGGGATGTAGTGGATCAATACCTAAAACTTTGTAAGGATCTTAAGGTTGGTATTGGGCTCGCTAAGAGCCTGGTATCACCCCGAGGAGTAATCGAATTCGCAAAACGATTCATTACCCCTCATGGTGATTGTTCACCTGTATCCTTAGGTGAAATCATCGTGTCACAAAAAAACTTTTCCACATTGGCGAATCTGCCTCGTAAGAGGCATATTCGTCTTGCTGACTTAGTTAGCATATATGGGAAAGGTTACAAAGTGCTCGGTGATCTCGAAAAACCTCTGAGAAAATTATCTCGGAGGGTTCGTCACCTAGTTTTAGTTATTCGCTCTCCATGGGGCTCTATGCCTATGCCATCACTTAGTCAGTGACTGGCATTAGACCATACAGCCTCCCAACTTAAATATGTCGGTATCCCGCTTTTACAAGCGGTTAACCGCCTTCGTTTGAAGACTATTAAGATCGTAGATGGTAATAATATGGCATATAAAATGTCTAATATTTCATCTAGCTCTGATACAAACGACTTGACAGAGATGGCAAAGATAACAGATCCCCAGACTTTCAGAGTCTTGTGTGATGTTTTCTTTGAACCTATTAGAAAAGAGGTATTTTTCAAAGCTGTGGCACTCTTAATTGAGATACACAAGTTTGAAAAAGAGCTCACACGCGAAGTTTTCTATATCACCATGACTAGTGATATTCCCGAGAGGGACTTAAATAAATTATTTGGGAAATACTTAGCGTTTTCTGATAGATTATATCTCCTAAAGCCGGATGTCTACGAGCAAATGGTTGATAAACCATTTGTGACTCCTAGTCCAAGAAGCATAGTTAAGTTATGAAACTCATTCAGGGGTTAGGACCTGAATGACGAACAAGAAAGGAATGTGAAACCTAGCACAGGGGACTAAGGCACTGTCATTAACCCATATGTGAAACCGAAGCTCAAAGGACCGCTTAATCGGGGGATCTGAAATAATTGGGTGCTATTGTGAAACAATAGTTTAGTTAATAGCAAATGCCGCTTTATTGCTTTTGTATGAACACCTTTAGGGAAAACCGAAAAGGTTATTTGTAATGTCAACCGCAATCAAGAAATTGAAAGGGTCCCATGCAAATTATACACTAATCCAATGAAGTAATGGAAGGCGAGTGAAGTGGATTCGACACTAGACGCTATGACTAATATTCTTTAGGGTATGTGATTTATTAATCCATAACTGAATGGGCGTATCACTATAGTGCTGTAAAAGGCATGAAATCTGAAGAGATAAACCTAAAGAAAAGATGACAGGCAAGAAATCAAGATAGGAAACCTGGAAAGGGAATCATATTTACTCTTGTAATTACACCAAGTAGCATTGATTGGACCTCAGCATAGACATTTATGTAGTTCAATATTTAAATTAAACTAAAAAAAATCTACTGCCGACACAAAATATGTGTTTTTAGGTGACCTTTTGCAATGCCAAAAATTGGCGATATACTCAAATAAGTATAACCTCCT